TCACTTGGTAAAGGTAAGTACGGCAGAATTTTAGGCATACCGTATACCGAAGATGGACAAGATATATGTCAAATGCTAATCAAAGAAGGACACGCTGTTGTTTACGATGGCGGTAAAAAAAGCAAAGTATGGGGAGATTATTAATGAAAATATCAGAAGAGGGCAAAGCTTTAATAAAAAAGTTTGAAGGTTGTGAATTAGAAGCATATCTATGTCCAGCTGGTTACTGGACTATAGGTTACGGACACATCAAAAGCGCTAAAGAAGGCAAAACTATTAGTCAAAATGAAGCAGATGTTTATTTGACTAAAGATTTAGAGGAATTTGAAAGCTATGTAAACGGCATGGTTAAAGTAGAACTGGAGCAAAACGAGTTTGATGCCCTTGTGTGTTGGACTTTTAACTTAGGTCCAACAAACTTAGGTTCTTCAACTTTGCTCAAAGTTTTGAATCAAGATAAAAAAAACGAAGTACCAGCACAGATAAAAAGATGGAACAAAGCTGGTGGCGAGGTTTTAGAAGGTTTGATTAGAAGAAGAGAAGCCGAAGCGCTTTTATTTCAAGGCAAAGAATGGCACGAAGTATAGCGATATGCGATACTGACTCTAGGCATTTTATGCTTAGGGTTGTGCGATTACTATGTCACTACCTAATCGTGCAACCCGCTTAATTGTATGGATCTTAACAAACTTAAAGACTTTGATATTCTGTCTGAACAAGACAAACAAGAGGCACTTGCCTTACTAAATAGATACGAACAAATTGACAAACAAGATGAGTGTCAAAACGATTTTATTAAATTTGTAAAACATTTATGGCCAGAATTTATCGAGGGCAGACACCATAAAATTATCAGCGATAAGTTCAATCGCATAGCTCAAGGCAAACTTAAAAGGTTGATTGTCTGCTTACCGCCTCGACACTCAAAATCTGAATTTGCTTCTACTTATTTTCCTGCATGGATGATGGGTAGAAAAGGTGATTTAAAAATAATACAAACCACGCACACCGCTGAATTAGCCGTACGTTTTGGTAGAAAAGTTAGAAACATTATTGACAGTCAAGAGTACCAGCACATCTTCCCGGAGCTTAAATTACAAGCCGATAACAAGTCTGCTGGTCGTTGGACAACTAATCAAGAAGGCGAAAGTTACTATGCTGGTGTTGGTGGTGCAATTACTGGTCGTGGTGCCGATTTATTAATTATTGACGATCCTCATTCTGAGCAAGATGCCATGTCGCCAAAAGCTATGGAATCAGCTTACGAGTGGTATACGTCTGGACCTAGACAGCGTTTACAACCCGGTGGCACGATTGTCATAGTAATGACACGTTGGAGCACCAAAGACTTGGTTGGTAAAGTTTTAAAAAAACAAGGCGAAGAAAATGCCGATCAATGGGAAGTAGTTGAGTTTCCTGCCATCATGCCAGAGTCCGAAGCACCTTTGTGGCCAGAATTTTGGCAAAAAGAAGAGTTACTATCAGTCAAAGCTTCTTTGCCTTTACCTAAATGGAACAGTCAATGGTTACAAAACCCGACTGCTGAGGAAGGCAGTATAGTCAAGCGTGAGTGGTGGCGTAGATGGGAAGAAGATGAAGTACCAGAGTATAACTATGTCATTCAAAGTTACGATACAGCTTTTTCTAAAAAGGACACAGCAGATTATTCTGCTATTACTACCTGGGCTATTTTTGGCGATAAAGACGACAATCCAGAAGGTATTATCTTATTAGACGCAAAAAGAGTCAGAGTCGATTTTCCAGAGCTAAAAAAAATAGCTTTGGAAGAGTATCGCTATTGGGAGCCAGATTGTGTACTAATTGAAGCCAAAGCATCTGGGACTCCTTTGACCCATGAACTTAGAAGGATGGGCATACCCGTTACGGCTTACTCACCAAGTCGAGGTCAAGACAAAGTAGCTCGAATGAACAGTGTCGCACCAATCTTTGAGTCAGGTATGGTCTGGGCACCAGAACATGAGTTTGCAGATGAAGTAATTGAAGAAATGGCTAGTTTCCCTTATGGCGATTACGATGATTATTGCGATAGTGCAACCATGGCTTTGATGCGTTTTCGTCAAGGTGGGTTTTTATCTTTGAAGGAAGACTATCAAGAGGAAGCAAGACTTTTGCGTAAAAACCGAACTATTTACTATTGATGCCAGTGAAAGAGCTAAAAATATTTGTGACTAAATTCATACACGATGAACTTGAGTATGTGGGTCCAGATATTCACGCTGAAAGCTTTGAACAAGCTGAATTGATAGCTGAAATGCAAGGCTTGATTTTAGAGGGTGAGCTGACAGATTTGATTGCAATTAATGACTTTGATAGACCGAAAGTGCTACACTAAAAAATTATGGCTATTGACAAACCGTTAGGAACAGAAAATAACCCAGATGTCAGAGAAACTGGTTCAGCTGTAGAGGTGATGCCAGAAGAATCACGTTCGGATCAAATAAAAAATGCGGCCGAAATCTTAGTAAGCGAACAAGGAATATTAGTAGATGGCGAAATAGGTATGGAAGCTGAAATGCCACCTATGGATTTCAATTCCAATTTAGTAGATTTTATCAATCCAATAGTTTTGCAAAAGTTAGCATCCGATTTAATTAGTTCAGTAGAGAGCGACAAACAATCAAGAAGCGAGTGGGAAAAAACTTACAAAGACGGTTTGCAATATCTAGGCATGAAATTTGACGAGAGCCGTTCGCAACCATTTGAAGGTAGTTCTGGCGTGATACACCCTATCTTGGCAGAAGCAGTCACGCAGTTTCAAGCCCAAGCTTACAAAGAAATGTTGCCAGCCAAAGGTCCAGTCAAAACCGAAATAATTGGAGCTCGAACAATAGATACAGAAAATCAAGCCGAGCGCATCCAAGAATTTATGAATTATTACATTATGAATGTAATGGAAGACTATGACCCAGAACTAGACATGTTGTTGTTTTACTTACCTTTAGCTGGTTCTGCCTTTAAAAAAGTTTATTTTGATTTTGTAACCAACAAAGCTGTTTCTAAGTTCATCCCACCAGAAGACTTGATTGTGCCTTATGAAGCAGCTGATTTATCTTCTGCGGAACGAGTTACGCATGCAATTAGCATGTCACTCAATGAAGTCAAAAAACAACAACTGACTGGTTTTTATGCCAATGTTGATATACCAGAAGATGCTTATAGTGACGAAGATTCAGAAATAGAAAACGAAATTGACCAAATTCAAGGTATAGAAGCAAGTTACAAAGAAGATAGAAACCGAATTATTTATGAAATTCATACAGTTTTGGACATAGAAGGTTTTGAAGACGTTGATCAAAATGGTAATCCAACAGGTTTAAAACTGCCTTACATAGTGACGATTGACGAGGCTTCACAACGAGTTCTAGCAATTAGGAGAAACTTTGTCGAAAACGACATGTTGAAAAATAAAATTAATTATTTTGTGCAATATAAGTTTTTACCGGGCTTAGGTTTTTATGGCCTTGGGTTGTCACACATGATTGGTGGCTTATCAAAAGCGTCTACTTCTATTCTCAGACAGCTTATAGACGCAGGTACCTTAGCCAATCTACCAGCTGGTTTTAAAGCTAGAGGGATGCGTATTAGAGATGAAGACGAGCCTTTGCAACCTGGCGAATTTAGAGATATAGATACCACAGGTGGTAGCTTGAGAGAAAATCTAATACCGCTGCCAATCAAAGAACCAAGCAACGTGTTGATGCAATTACTTGGTTTGTTAGTGGATTCTGGTAAAAGATTTGCTGCTATTGCGGATATGAATATTGGCGATGCTAACGCAAATATGCCTGTTGGCACTACGGTAGCTCTTTTAGAACGTGGTACGAAGGTAATGAGTGCTATTCACAAACGTCTGCATTATGCACAAAGATTAGAATTTAAACTTTTGTCAAAAGTATTTGCTGAATATTTACCACCAGCTTATGACTTTCAAACAGGATCGGCACCAGCTGAAATCAAACAATCTGACTTTGATGGTCGCATAGATGTTATCCCGGTATCAGATCCTAATATTTTCTCACAAAGTCAAAGAGTCACTTTGGCTCAAGAGTTATTACAGATGGTGCAATCAAACCCACAAGTGCATGGTCTGAACGGTATCTATGAAGCTTATCGTCGTATGTACGCAGCTTTAGGTATTGATAATGTTGAAGCCTTAATACAAGCACCACCTGACACGACGCCACGACCCATCGATGCGGGCACTGAAAATTCTGGTTTATTACTAGGCCAACCAGCTCAAGCATTTGCTGGACAAAACCATCAAGCGCACTTAGAAACACATCGTAGTTTATTCTTAACCAAAGTGGTTCAAGAAAACCCACAGATACAATCCATGATAATAAGTCATTGCATGCAACATTTGCAGTTTTTATCCACAGAATTAGCACAGGAAACTATCCCAGAAGAAGTTTTAGTTAGAATCCAAGAGGTCCAAAGCCAGATACAACAAGTTTCCCCTATGGAAGCTCAACAGATAGCGACTGAAATACAGATGATACTAGATCAATTCAGTGCGCCAATCTTAGCAGAGTTGACTGATAACTTTTTACAATCCATCGGTCAAGGCGCCAGTAGCGACCCATTAGTAGATATCAGAAAAGCAGAACTGCAACTAAGAGATAAAGAGTTAGATTTAGAAGCACAACAATTTGACACCAAACAAGAGCAACGAGCTCAAGAAAAAATGATGGAATCAGACTTGGCGCAAAAACGTATTGATGTACAGAAAGACATTGCAGATGATAAGCTACAAGTAGCAGTTGATAGATTGGCACAAAACGCCAATCTTAAACTGTTAGAATTAGAACAAAAAATGAGAGGATGATATGAATACTAGGGAGAAGTTTTTAGCAGAGTTGAAAGCAAAAAAAGAGGCAGCAAGAACTGCCGAAGCAGAAGCTTTATCACAAGCTAACGCTCAAAAAGCAGCCGAGCAAAAAGAAAGTGACGAACGCATAGCTGCAAAAATTAAGCGTTTGGCTGGTGGCGATGAAGTCAAAAAGCCTAAAGCTAAAAAAACAACAGCAAAGAAAACTACAAAAAAAACCAGAGGTAGGCCTAAAAAAGCATCATAATGGATGAAGTTACACTGATGGATTTTGTCAAAAAAAAGATAAAAGACCGGGAAAACCAAATACAAGAAACTTTAATGTCTGGTTCGCTGAAAGATATAGAACATTATAAATATTTGCAAGGCGAACTTTCTGCTTTATACTATATTACTAATGAACTGCAAGAACATTTTAAGGATAACAACTAAGTAAATGAGCCAACTCAAATCAACCAATGAAATTGTTGCTGATGCTTACGTTGAACAAGATGCTAGGGTATTAGATCCTAGTTTATTGGATAATTCTTTAATAGACCGCATGCCTCAACCAACTGGTTGGCGTATTCTAGTTTTGCCTTATGCTGGCAAAGTTAAAACCAAAGGCGGTATTATTCTGGCAAACGAAACAGTCAATCGAGAAGCTTTAGCGACAGTAGTGGCCTATGTGGTAAAGAAAGGTCCACAATGCTACAACGATAAAGCTAGATACGGAGAAACCCCCTGGTGTGAAGAAAAACAATGGGTTTTAATAGGGCGCTATTCTGGCTCTAGGTTTAAATTAGAGGACGGTGCAGAAGTTCGCATCATCAATGATGATGAAGTGATAGCCACCATTCTTGATCCAGACGACATAGTGAGTTTATGATGAGTGAACAAGAAAGTAACACAGCTCCAAATACACCAGAAGAAGAGCTAGAGATACAGGTAGAAGATCAACCAACCGAAGCAGTTGCAACTGAAACTGCTATCAGTCCAGAAGAAGAACTTGATAATTACACCAAAGGTGTTTCAAAAAGGATTAATAAGCTTAATGAAAGACATCGTGCGGCCGAAGAAAGAGCTGCGAAATTAGAGCAAGCTTTATTACAAAGTCAGAGAGAAAACGCAGCTTTCAAACAAGAAAGCTTGAAAAGCCAATCGGCTTTGATTGAAAAAGAAGAAGAAGCGTTGAAAGCCAAAGAAGTACAAGCTGATGAACTGTATAAAAAAGCAGTTGCGTCTGGCGATGCTGAATTGATGTCGAAAGCAGACACGCTCAAAAGTGATTTATCTATTCAAAAAGAAAAAGTAAGAATTGCTAAACAACAAGCAGAGCAAATGCCTACAGCTCAAACAATGCCTGTAGAACAGAATTTTGTTCAACCAGAACAACAACAAGAAATAGTACCTACCGAACAAGCAAAAGCTTGGCACTCGAAAAATACTTGGTATGGCGATACTGCCAACCAAGATAATTTACAAGCCACGCAATATGCTTATTTCACTCATTACAATCTGATTAATGAAGGTTTTGAAGCCGACTCAGAAGATTATTACAATGAGCTTGATGCTCGTGTAGGCAAGGTTTACCCAGATATTTTATCAGGGCAAAGTGTCGCGCAAGAAGAGGAAAAACCCGCTGTGCAAAGAGTTACCTCTACTTCCGTAGGAAGCCGACAAAAAACACAAGGCAAAAAGAACGGAGTGACTTTCTCCAAAGCAGAAGTCGAACGTCTCAGAGGACTAAAGCCACACAATATGTCGGAAGACGCGTGGTTGAAGTCTGTTGCTAAAGAAAAACAAAAAATTTCCGCAAGGGAGGCAAAATAATGACTGATGAAAAAGAGAATGTAACCACTAGGCAATCTCGTGAATCCGAGCAACACGCTAAAACGACTCGTAGACAACCATGGAGACCAGTAAGAAAGCTAGAAACCCCTCCAGCTCCAGAAGGATATGAATATCGTTGGATAAGAGAATCCATGTTGGGACAAGAGGATAGAGGTAATGTAAGTCGAAGACTAAGGGAAGGTTATGAACTCGTAAGAGGTACAGATCTACCTGCTGAATTTGAATTACCTACCATGGATTCTGGCAGACATGTTGGTATTGTATATAACGAAGGTCTACTTTTAGCAAAAATACCTGTTGAGACTAAAAACGAACGTAATGCCTACTATGCTGACAAAAGTCGTCAAGCAAAGGAAGCATTGGACAACAACATGTTCAATGAAACGAACAAAGAAAGTCGATACGTCAAGTATGATTCTGACCGTAGATCGAATGTTACTTTTGGAAAAAAGTGACACTCAATAAATAGGAGTAAATCTTATGGCTAATAATGATAGTCCATTTGGCTTAAAACCTGTTCGTATGATGAGTGGTGCACCTTATTCTGGCGGTCAAAGCCGATACAGAATTGCAAGTGGAGCGACTACACCTATATTTCAAGGCGACTTAGTTACCCAACTAACAGCTGGAGTTATAGGTAGACACGCCGCAACTGGAACCGTTCCGATTGTCGGAGTGTTTAACGGAGTTCAATACACTGACCCCACTACAGGCGAACAAGTATTTAAGAACTATTATCCGGGCAGTATTGCTGCTTCGGATATAATCGCAAGCGTCGTTGACGATCCTAATGTCGTATTTGAAGTACAAGCAGATGCAGCTATGCCTGTAGCTGACTTGTTCGGAAATTTTGACATCGTGGAAAACTCACCCGTAGGCGATACTAAGTCTGGAAGATCGAACGCAGAACTTGACGTAGGTACTGGCGCTACAACAGCGACTTTGCCTTTGAAAGCTCTCGACATCTCTCAGGATCCCGATAACGATGATGTATCATCATCCAACACCAATGTACTGTGTGTGATTCAGAATCACATCATGGGACAAAAAGGTGCTGGTTTAGCATAAGGAGTAAATAAATAATGGCAATTTCAAGAGCACAACTCGCTAAAGAGTTAGAGCCTGGACTAAATTCTTTATTTGGACTTTCTTATGATGAATACGACCGTGAATACGAAGAAATCTTTGCAATAGAAGATTCTAGTAGAGCGTTCGAAGAAGAAGTCCTAATTACAGGATTCGGCTCGGCACCAACAAAGTCCGAAGGACAAGGAGTTGTTTTTGACAACGCTTCTGAAAGTTACAGCGCAAGATACACCCACGATACTGTGGCCTTAGCGTTTGCACTTACAGAAGAAGCTGTGGAAGACAATCTCTACGATTCTTTGGGTAAAAGGTATGTCAAAGCACTAGCAAAATCAATGGCTAACACCAAAGAGGTTAAAGGTGCAGACGTATTAAACAACGCTTTTTCATCTAGTTTTCTAGGTGGAGATGGTAAATCTTTGATAGCAACAGATCACCCCTTAGCTGGCGGTGGTTCAGTAGCTAACAGAGCTACTTCTATGGCTGATCTTAATGAAACGTCTTTAGAAGATGCGTTGATTGACATATCAACTTTCACAGATGATAAAGGATTAATTATCTCTGTCCAAGCGGATAAACTTATTATCCCACCGCAACTTGTTTTTGTTGCTGACAGAATACTTAATTCACCACAAAGGTCTGGCACAGCAGATAATGATATAAACGCTATCAAGAACACTAATGTTCTACCGGGCGGTTATTCAGTAAATCATTATCTTACTGACCCAGATGCTTTCTTCATCCTTACTTCAATAACGGCACAAGGAGAAGGTCTTAAAATGTTCCAAAGAACTGCGATGGAAACATCCATGGAACCAGACTTTGCTACTGGCAACATCCGTTATAAAGCAAGAGAAAGATATTCCTTTGGTTTCTCTGATTGGAGAGGAATCTATGGATCTCAAGGTGCATAACAAGAACTCGTAGTACAGTTTTTAATTCAGTATTACAAAGAAGAGGACTCGAAAGAGTCCTTTTTTTTATTTACATAGTTGTATAATAATTTATAATAATTTACAAAATATTATAAAGATGAAAAATTTATACGACAAATCAGCTGCCTATGAAGCAATAACCGATGTTGGCGTAGGTTTTTTCTTAGCTTTCCCGGTTGCTTTAGGGGTACTCTCTTTTTCTACTTGGTTGGGACTGAGCATTACTACCACAGCAGTATTTCAAACGATAGTGTTTACTTTGGTTTCTTTGTTAAGAAAATACTTTGTACGAGTGCATTTTAAGAGAACCAACGGCGAATAATCTAAATCTACCTCTCAGTTGTCAAACTTATAGGCAAGTAGTATTATCAGACTTGTAGAACTAATTGTTGCAGACATGGTGTTTGCAATGGCTAAATTTAAGGAGGCTGATTATGACTACGCACTTTACTTCGGGTGTTACCAATGTTGGGACCGATTCAACGTTAGGTAAACTTAAAGCACCTGCACCCCATAAGTATCACACTTATTTCAATGATTTTGATACTTACTTAGCGTCCGATTGGACAATTACAACAACTGAGGATGGCACAGGATCCGCAACTGAGGCATTAGCTGATGGCGACGGTGGTTTACTTTTAGTAACCAACGCAGCTGGAGATAATGACCACGACTTTTTCCAACTTGTAAAAGAAGGTTATAAGTACGAGGCTGGCAAACAGTTAGCATTTAACATGCGATTTAAAACCAGTGATGCTACTCAGTCTGACATTGTTGCTGGTTTACAACTGACTGATACATCGCCATTAGATGTCACAGACGGCATTTTCTTTTTGAAATCAGATGGAGCTGCAACAATCAGCTTCATTGTTGAAAAAGACAGCACACAGTCAACATTGACTCTGCCTAATTCATTGGCTGACGATACTTTTATGACTATTGGATTCGTTTACGATCCTAAAGATCAAAAGTTTCATGTCTTTCAAAACAATGTATTAGCTGGCACAGTTGTTAGCACTAATGCTCCAGATGATGAAGAATTAACTCTTTCGTTTGGCATACAAAATGGTGCTGCTGCTGCAAAAACTTTGACTGTCGATTACATAGGTGCAAGCAAAGAACGTACTGCTGCCACAGAACTGTAAGGAGTAACACATGGCTGATACAGTAACAAGTCAGACAATACAAGATGGTGAGCGAGTTGCAGTGCTTAAATTCACTAACGAGAGTGATGGCACAGGCGAAGCGGCTGTAAAAAAAGTAGATGTTTCGGCCTTGACTACTAATAGTCGAGGCGAAGCATGTACTTCTGTATCTATAGCTAGAATATATTGGGCATGTCGAGGCATGGGTGTTGATATTGAATTTGACGCCACCACCAACGTACTAGCAACCACTTTACCAGCTGATAGCACTGGCGATGAATACTATGATCTATTTTCTGGTATTCCGAACAATGCTGGCAGTGGGGTAACTGGTGATATAGATTTCACAACCATAGGCCATAGCAATGGCGATGCTTACTCCATCATTTTGGTTTTGAACAAAAACTTTTAAGTGTGGCTGACACAAGTGATGTAAAAAGACTCCCTAGCGGTAGATTATCTTATCGTGGGGAGACTTTTTCTGGCTACAATCAACAAAAAAGAACGCCTGGCAAAAATAAAAAATTTGCTGTGTTAGCAAAAAAAGGCGACCAAGTTAAGATTGTTAGATATGGCGATCCAAACTTGTCAATCAAAAAAGACCAACCGAAAAGACGCAAATCATTTCGAGCTAGACATGGCTGTGACGCTGTGGAAAAAAAGAAAGATGTTTTTGCTGCTTCTTATTGGTCTTGTAAAAACTGGTAAATTATTATGGCAAAACAAAAAATTAAAAAAGTTATCAAAGGGTTAGAAAAAGCTAGTAAAACCCATGCTAGTCAAGCTAAAACTTTGAAATCAATAGGAATGAAAGAAGGTGGTAGTGTGCCATCTAACGTAGCAAACCCAGCTTTGTATAGAAAAGCGAAAGCCAAAGCTAAGGCTAAATTTGACGTGTTTCCAAGTGCTTATGCTTCTGGTTACATGGTCCAAGAATACAAACGCATGGGCGGTAAATATAAAGGCAAAAAGAAAGCCGAGGGTGGAGAGGTTAAAAAAGATTTGAAACCAATACCAGCTGGCAATAAAGGCCTAAAAAAACTACCTACTAAGGTAAGAAACAAAATGGGTTTTATGAAAAGCGGTGGTGCAGTCATGGTTCAAGCTCGTGGTTGTGGTGCCATTATGCCTGGTAAACAAAAAATGACAAAAGTACCTAGATCTTAATGGTTAAAAAAAGAGACCCAAAAATAGGTACAGGAAAAAAACCCAAAGGCAGTGGGCGTCGTTTATACACTGATGAAAACCCAAAAGATACTGTCAGTATTAAATTCGCTACGATGACAGATGCAAAAAACACTGTAGCTAAAGTAAAAAGAATAAAAAAACCTTTTGCTCGTAAGATACAAATTCTGACTGTAGGTGAACAAAGAGCTAAAGTTATGGGCAAAAACAGAATAGCTAGTATTTTCAAGCAAGGTAAAGAAAGTATTAGAAATCAGAGGAAAGCTTAATGTCTTTGAAAACTTGGTTTGGTAAAGGTTCCAAAGGTGATTGGGTGGACATTGGTGCGCCCAAAAAAGACGGTAAGTTTCAAGCTTGTGGACGCAAATCCTCCAAAGGCTCAAAAAGAAAATATCCTAAATGTGTGCCGAGATCACAAGCTCGGAACATGTCAAAAGGTCAAATAGCTTCTGCTGTCAAAAGAAAAAGAGCAAAAAAACAAGGCGTTGGTGGTAAACCAACTAATGTTAAAACTTTTGCAGCAAAAGGTGGTATTATTAAAACCAAACCTAATATGGGTTTATACGGAAGGAGTTAATTATGAAAGGTCGTAAATATATGGCAAGAGGTGGCGCTATGAAGGGCACGAAAGGCATGGCCAAAGGTGGTGCTATGAAAGGCACTAAAGGTATGGCTAAAGGCGGAGCAATGAAAGGCACCAAAGGTATGGCAATGGGCGGTGCTATGAAAGGCACAAAGTACATGGCTATGGGTGGTGCAGCTCGTGCTGAGATGAAAGCTAATCCTGGCATTGGCAAAATGCCAAACTCTGTAATGTCAGCTTTGATGGGCGAAGGCACTAGAGCTCAAGGTCAAACACCAATGCTCAAGCAAGCTAAACGCATGAAGCTAGGCGGTTCAGTGGTAGGAACTAAAGGCAAGGCTAAAGGTGGTCGCGGACTGTACGGTAAATAAATAAACTAATTAAATATTGTGGCATATTTAATCTCAAACATACCTCAGTTTAAGTGTTGGGTGCGTAAAGAATTTACCGCTAACCATCAAAAATATCATGGCGAGTATCTACACGCCTTAGTTTTTGCAGTAAACACTTTGCCAGACAGATCGCTTTCCTTCCAAGTGGTGTTTACTGGTTGCGAAACAGATTTTGAAGATTATCCAGATGAAAACATACACGGTGGCGCTATGTGGGCTAGGATGCCCATACAAGCTCTTATAGCCGATATTCCGTTAGCAGAGTGGCCAGAACCTATGGAAGACCATTTAGCGCAACCATGGGACTGTTTGAGCCATCATCACTCGGTTATAACCATGGATAGGGTTAGTAGCTCCCCTTGGATTTGTAAAATTGGTGGTGAATTTTACACGGGTAAGTATTTATTTACGGTGGATTACACCGAACACTCTATTGCTGACGATCCCGCTCAACATAAACAATCACATGTGTTATATTTAACTGACGCTGGCGAGTTTACGGGCAACTTTGTCGCTTTACCTAACAATAGAGTTAGAGCAACAAATCCTGCATTGTGGCGAGTTGGCGAAGGCGCACCAGACTTTATGCCTTCGCAATGGACTCACTCAGCAGAACAACATGAGAGCTATATGGATCCCGAAATAACTTTCAACAATCTATACGCTCAAGAGGACAAAGATGGCAACGAGTAGTAGTAAAAATTTTGAACCAGACGTAGCAGAGTATATCGAAGAGGCTTTTGAGCGTTGTGGTATTGAGTTACGCACCGGGTATGATTTAAAAAGTGCTACTAGAAGTCTTAACATTATGCTTGCTGAGTGGGCAAATAGAGGCTTGAATCAATGGACTATTGCACAAAAATCAGTTGCCATGGTCAAAGACACCGCTACTTACAATATTGATAGCACTAATGCGACAGCTCCGATAGATGTCTTAGATGTATTTATTAGAGAAACCGAAGGCAGCGACACTACCGACATACCAATGACTAGATTAAGCCGAGCTGAATATTCACATATCACTACCAAGACTAGCACTGGAAAACCAAATCAATTTTTTATCAACAAACAATTAACGCCTACTATAACGGTTTGGCCTACACCAGACGTATCTAGCACTTATACAGTATTTATGAATGTCTTGACCAGAATGGATGATGCCGATGCGGCTACAAATACTTTGGAGATACCTTTTAGGTTCTACCCTTGTCTTACTGCTGGGTTGGCTTATTACTTGTCTATGAAAAGAAATCCACAGCTAACTGCTCAGTTAAAAGCTATCTACGATGAAGAGTTTGATAGAGCGCTTTCACAAGACGAAGACCGAGCTTCTTACAAAGTTTCACCTGATTTAAGGAGTTACAATAATATCTAATGGCTTTTGCATCTAATAAAAATGCTTATGGAATCTGTGACATCACTGGATTTCGTTACAAATTGAAAGACATGAAAAAAACATGGGACGGTTTATTAGTGGGTCCAGACCAATGGGATGCTAAACACCCACAACTTATGCCAAAACCCGCTGTAGTCGATGCTCAAGCTATCAAAGATGCAAGAGTAGAGGCAAAAGACGACAACACTAAATTTTTGGTTTATACCAATATAGGCGATGGCAAACTAGGCTCTGTGCTAACTACCTTTAGTGTTGGTACAAATTTAGGTACAGTAACAGTAACAACGACATGAGTTTTACCTTAGCAACATTAAAAACAGCAGTGCAAGATTACTTGCAAGTTAGTGAAACCACTTTCACTAATCAGTTACCAACTTTTATAAAAGAATCAGAAGATAGGATTTTTAGTATGGTGCAGCTACCAGATCAGAGAAAAAACGTCTCTGGTACGCTGACTGCGTCAAATAGATTTTTAGCTACACCAACAGATTTTTATGCGCCTTTTAGCTTGGCGATTAT